TCAGCTTTTAATTTTTTAGTCGTTTCTTTATGTTGATAATTATCAATAATATCTAAAACTGGTACGATACCTTTACCAGTTGCTTTTTTACCTGTAAGCTCAGCTACAAATAAATCCCAAAGACTAGGTTGAGTATAAAACGCTTTTTTAAGTGTTTCATCTTTCAATATCATTTCCATTGCCTTCTTAGCATCCGCTTTTAACTGTTCTTTATCATCTTCATCTTCAACTTTATTTTTATCATCTTGGTTAATTTCATTTTTATTTGTACATGAAACAGTTGAAGAAAACCCTAATATACCTTTAATAACTAAAGGTTTTTTTTCTTCATCTTTTACACCAACAACTTCTAAATTAAATTTATAACCATCATCAGTTGTTATGATTTTAGTGTTAAGTTCTGATTCTGAATTTTCATCAGAATCATTTTCTTTTTTATAATTTATTATAAAAGCTGGGTATAGTTTTAACTCGTTAAATTTAGTGTCTGATTGTAATTCTAATGTTATTTGATTATTGTTTCTAGCTATACAACAAAAGAATAATGGTTTATTATCATCCATCTTAAGTAATAAACCATTACCTTCTTTTAAAGTATCTACAATAACACCTAATTCATTCTCTATGGCCGAACTATAATCAACATTTTTATCAGCTGTGGTAGGAGTTTCTATTGCTTTTAGGTTATCAACTTTATCAACCACCTTACCATTTCTAATCAACTCAATATTTTTAACACCATTGATAGTTTCTGGCTTCCAAGATTTAATATCATTAAGTTTATTAGCTTCTTTTGTTTTATTAACTTTTCTAATTTCTATTCTATTTCCATTCAAACCAGTTGATGCAATAAAATATCTATTGTTAATATTGGCTGAACCAGCATCAATATTATCCATTTGTATCCTATTATCATCGTTTGATATAACTTTAAAGTTATTAACGCTATTTTTAAATTCTATTCGAATTATATCATTAACCTTAGCATTTTTTGAAACAAAGTCCTCAAATTTACTTTCAAATATAAATTGTTGAAGCTTATCAAATTGTTGTTCTGTTAAAATTATCTTCTTAGGCATTTTTTCTTTTACTATAAATATATTATAAAACAAAAATACCCCGATATCGGGGTATTTAATTATGTTAATGGAATATCACCAGTTTTGAATCTACTTTTTAATGCTTCACCAGAAATGGTTGTTGAACGGTTACCCTTTGCGTTTTTATTTGAATTTTGGTTTTTCATTTCTTCCATTTTTTCTTCTCGTTCCCTTAACTCTTTTGTTAATAGGCTTAAAAAGAAACGCCTTTCATATGTAGGCATGGCTAACACATCAGAATAATTAACACCTTTTAAGTGTTGCATACAGATGTATATTTCTTCCAATAATGGTATCTTATACTCTGAAGTTAGGCCAAAAAAACTTGACGTTAAAGGGAAGAAAGGAGGAAACGGACCCACCTCTTGGAGTCCCTACGGTAACTTCTAAATCAACACCACTTTCAATCTTTTCAATATAATTTTTAAGTTCTCTAGCATCAATAATTCTAATAGAGTTTGCAAAGTCTCTAATCATATTTCTATCTCTACTTCCGTTTACTTCAATAATTGATTTTTCTAAGAAATAAGTTGAAGAGTTGTCTATTGGTGAACCCTTCTCTTTTTCATTATCTACTCTTTTTTCAATTTCATCAACATCACCACAAGTTAACAATTTAAATTTTATATGCATCTTTGAAACTGGAAATTGATAATCAAAAAGACCTTCAGCATCTGGTTCAGCACCTAATGGCTTGTATTTTAATTCATTTAAGTTTATTTCAGTTTCAAATGGTTCACCGTCTTCATCTAACAATGTAACAGGGTACATTTCACCGTAGCCAGTGGCCCTTAACCAAAGCATAATAGCGTTTCTATCACCAATGTGTAAGTCACTATATCTTAAATCTGGTTCTAATAGTTTTCTGTTTATAAGAATTTCTAAAAATTGTCCACTTTGTAGTAAGTTTGGACTGGTTAAGATATTTTCGTCTGATGTTGTCATAAATGAAACCTTAACGTTGGCTTTCTTTGAAGGATATAGTTTACCTTCAGAAGGCAATGGGATAACATCTAATGGTGAATTAAAATTTGGTTGACTTAACTCATAAATGTATGGGTCAATATTCTTAGGTGATTCACCATAGTTTTTTGGTGCTGTATACTTTGGTTCTGGCATAATTGTTGGGGTTTCTTGAGTATAAACTTTTTTTGTAGTTAAAGCTTCTTCAGCTTGTTTTTGATAATTGTTAATTTGGTTAGCGTTCTTAGCCATTAATTCATCACGAACTTTCATTTGTTCTTCAGCTCTTTTTTTAATAGCATCAACTTCTTGTTCTTGTCTAGTTAATATTCTAGGTTTTACCTCGGCCAATGATTCATCTTGAACAACACCATTTTGTTTAAGCATGTTGATTTGTTGTTCAGTACGCATTTTCATCATTTGAACAGCGTCCATTTGTGGTGATGTTAATTCAGCATTTTGATAAATTTCTTGCGTTGCTGCTGCTTTTTCAGCTTCAAAAGCTTCTTGTTTAGCTTTGCTATCTATAGGTTCACTTTGTCCTTTATTTGGAAATACATTTGGTCTACTCATAAATCTTTAAAAACTTTATTTATATTATAACTTTTAAAATAAATATAGAAAAACAAATTTTTTTGTAAATAGAACCAATATAAAATAAAAAAACCACCCTTTCGAGTGGTTTTATATTTATTCTGACGCTGCTTTTTTGATAGCTTCAGTATTGTTTTTAATTCGTTTAATATTCTTAACGACATTACCTCTATTGCTTTTAGGTTTACCCTTTTTTCTAGACTTTGCCATAATGTAAAACTAAAATAAAAGAATAGCACGGTCAAAACGCAAGGTTGCTGTAATATCAGCTAACGCATCATCTTCAAATGATAAATCACCAAATGCTACGTTTGTTAACATTGTACCATCTAATAACCATTTTTCAACAACAACACCTGTTGGGTCAAGCATCTCAAGTTCAACTGGACGTTTGTAACCAGCTGCGTAACCTTGACGACCTGTAATAGATTCAGAGTGTAAACGAACCCACTCCATTATAGCTTGTGAAGCTGAAGGACCAATTGGGTCACGGAATGTAACATCAATTGCTTCCCAAGTAAAACGACCAATAACCCATGTTGAGGTATTGATGAACGGTATTTCAACTTCGTTTTGAGTTATTGATGGTCTTGAAGCAGACGATAACCACCATTGTTGAATACCTAAATCTGAAGGGAATGTTATTAACCAACGATTTTTTCTTTTAGGCTCGTATGGCAACGGCATTTTCATTAATAAATCAGCCATGTTGTATTTGTTTTAAATTTTTTTATTATTTAATAATAAATATTGTGATTTTTATTTTTTATAACTTTATTTACGATATTCTATAAATATTATAATCTTTAGATAAAACTTGCTTATAATAAAAATAATTAGTATATTTGAGTATGACAAAACTTCCATTTACAAAAGAAGAGCTAATTTCACTCTATGAATCTGAGCTAGATTCTTTTTTAGACCAGTGTGATTGGGTGACATATATTGATAGTCCAACAGTGTGTTTATTGGTATCAAACGCATTGAAAGGTATATCCTACGATATAGGTGGGCATCAGAAGCTATATGAAAAATATTCTGTTAAGGTGGATAGCTTAAACTTAACTAAACAAGAGTGGGCTGATACTTATGATATAAGGAAAATTATTTGCTTAATATATGATATTCTTGAAGCCAATTAAGCGTCAGGTAAAGTTTTCTTTGCTAATTCATTATCTAACTTAACTAAGTTGTTAAATGCGTTGGTATCTAATCTATGCTTGATGTTGTTATCCTTAGCGTAATCATTATATTTGTTTACAACTTCATTTGCTTTTTTAGCCATTTTTATTTCAGCATCGTTATACCCTTTTTCTGTCAACGCATCGACCAATTTATTAAGCTTGTTTGAATCTTCTAACACTTTCTTTATTTCTAACATGCTAGAATCGTTTTTAAGGGCCTTCTCAGCCACTTCTTTGTTCTGTCCAGTCAAACGCACACCCATCATCAAAGAAACGCCTAATAAGACCTCTTTCATATCCTCATTTAAATTAATCTTATTAGAACGATTTTGATGTTCATTTAATATTAATCTGTTATATTGTTCGTATGTTATCTTTATTCTTGACATATCTTTATTAATAAATATTATTTAAAATAAAAAAGCCCCTAATAGGGGCCCTTTTATTATTTTAATTTTTAATTAGATGTTATCAAACGATGCACCTGTTGGTGTTATAACAAATTCGATTTGTATAAACTCAAGGCTTCTAGTCGGTTTCAAGAATATTTGACAATTCAATTCATTTCTGTCAATTTCCTCTGGGTCTCTAGATACAACTACACGGAAATCAGTTAAACCTCTTTCACTTCTAATGTTATCCAATATTGGGTTAACAAGTGATAAGAATTGACTTCTAACAACACTATCATTTTGGTCAAATAAAAGTCTAATTGATACAGCAGAAATAAGTTTTCTAGCTTGTAATAATAGTCTTCTAACGTTGATTCTATTAAGAGCAGTTTCTTTAACTTGAAGAGTCTTGTTACCCCATATTTTGATACCGTCTGATGTGAAGGTAGCTATAGGGTTAATTCTATTTTCGTAAAGTGTATCTCTTTCTGATTGTGTTAATTTCTTTCTAGCTTGAATTGCATCAACATCACCACGTTGAACACCAGCAGCTGCAAACCATGGGAAGGCAATGTTGTCGGTCAATGCGATGTTTCTTACAACGTCTCTAGTAGGTGGAACAAATATCAATACATTGTTTTCAGCATCGTTTATTTGAATCCAAGGCCAGTATGTACAAGAGTAATTGCTATCATACATGTCTGATAAGTTATCAACCACATCATCAACAGATAGTATAGAACCACTAGATGTGTCTGGTGTTGTCATTACATATAATGAGTCCGCTCTATCGTTTTCAATCATCTCGATTGTTTCTTCGATAAGGTTTGTATTGTCAAAGTTGTCAATACCTGGAGTTGCAAATACGTTTATGTTTACAGCTTCTGGGTTTCTAAATGTCCATATTGCTTCTAAGTAAGCATAGTAGTCAGAGTTTATACCTAAGTCACCGCTTGTAAGTGTTCTGTTTTTAAACGCACCACTATTTAAGCCGTTTTGACCGTAAGTACCATTGATTAAATATCTGTCAGTATTGGTTCTTCTAGTGTTGTAGATATTCCATCCATCAAAGCCACCATAAGGTACAAAGGTAAATTTACGAGCGTAAATTTTTTCGTAATCTGTTCCAATTATACCAGCATCTGTTCTAAATTCAGCATTACCTGTATCGAATAAGAATATTGGGCTATAAGTAGCACCACTATTATTAATAACTTCAAATACATCATCAATAGTTGCACCAGTAGCATCAATATCCATGTGGAAACCATATGTTAAACCAGTCCATTCATTTGGTGTAGTAGTTGGAGGTACGCCTTTGTAATCGAAGAAATCTGAATCAATACCAACTGTTTCTGAAAGACCTAAATAGAATTTACGTTTATTTTCAAATGTAGTGTATTCAGTTTTATACATTAATTTAGGGTCAACAACACTTGTGTTGCTATTTATTTGGTAATCTCTAACAGGATAACCAACAAAACCAGCTC